CTTTGGTCCCGGAATAATGCCGCCATTACCTGATGATTTTGGTATGTTAGGCATGCAAAAACCACCGTCAATAGAAAGACCATTAGAGAGACTGCCATCAGGACCTAGAAGACAAGATTTTATGTCAATAAACAGATTAGGTAGAGACGCTATGGATATTCCACAACCAATGCCCAGTCCTGTAGCGCCCATACCACCTGCAATACCACCCATGACTCCACCCATGACACCAAGGCCTAGACCAAGACCTGTTCCTGTGCCACAACCCATGATTCCTAGTATGCCTATGCCACAACCTATGGCACCCACAATAAGACCTGACATGACTATGATGGGCGGTGCAAGAGGCGGATTTGCAGGCGCTATGCGACCAATGATGATGCGAGCAGGTGGTGGCGGTATCTCAAAAGCTATAGTAGATTTACAAAGCAGACTTAGATAATGGCTGAGTTTCTTAACGGTTGGGGTCGAGGAACATGGGGTCAGCTTGGTTACGGTGAAGGTGCTGTACCACTTAATATAACGGCTCCTGCTGCAGGTACAACAGGAACACCGGTTGTAGCGGTAAATGCACAAGCTGTAGCAACAGTTGGAGGTGTCACTGCATCTTTAGGCTCTGTTAGCGTAGTTATTCAAGCTGATGCTAATGTAACTCCTGCAACTCAATTAGCTGCAGCAAATTTAGGTACAGCCACAACAACTTCAGTAAATAATATTTCTGTAGATGGTTTAGCTAGTACATCAGCTTTAGGTACAACAACCTTATCAACAAACAATAATTTATCTATTTTTGGACAAGATGGAGAAGCACGTTTAGGTAATACTTCGCTTGTAACCAATAACAACATAACAATATCTGGTTTTAGTAGCACCTCGGCAGTAGGCTCTGTCATTACTAGGTCATCGAATAGCGTTAGTATTAGTGGATTAGCAGCAACAAGCTCACTTGGAAGTGTAACCACTGATGCAGAAGCTAATATTGTTTTAGCACTTGACGGTGCAACAGCTAACGTCGGCGTTGTGGCTGTTTGGGGTTTAATAGATGATTCACAAACACCTAATTGGAAAGAGGTAGCTTAACTTTTGCAAAAAAACAACTTATAATAAATTTCAACGGAGACAAACATGGCAACTTATGTAAATGATTTGAGACTAAAAGAAATCGCAACAGGTGATGAGGCTGGTACTTGGGGAACAAGTACAAACACTAATTTAGAATTAATTGCTGAAGCTTTTAGTTTTGGCACAGAATCCATAACTACAAACGCTGACACGCACACAACAACCATAGCAGATGGCTCAACTGACCCGGGTAGGTCAATATTTTTAAAATACACAGGTACACTTGATTCAGCTTGTACTATTACTCTAGGTCCAAACACGGTATCAAAACTTTGGTTTATTGAAAACGCAACCACAGGCTCACAAAATATTATTATTTCTCAGGGCAGTGGTGCTAATGTCACCATTCCTCCCGGAGATGTAAAAGTAGTTTATTCAGACGGAGCAGGTTCAGGAGCAGCAATAGTTGATGCTTTTGCTAGTCTTAATGTTGTAGATTTAAAAGTAGAGGATGATTTAACGGTTACAGATGATTTAATTGTAAATGGTGATATTGACTTAGAAGGCAACATGGATGTCAATGGTACTCTTGAAACAGATGCTATTTCTATTAATGGAACTACAGTCACATCTACCGCAGCAGAACTTAATATTCTTGACGGTGTTACTTCTACAGCAACAGAGCTTAATATTTTAGACGGTGTCACTAGTACAACAGCAGAATTAAATATTTTAGATGGTGTTACTAGCACAACAGCAGAGCTTAATATTCTCGATGGTGTTACTAGCACCGCAGCAGAACTTAACATTTTAGACGGAGTAACAGCTACAGCAACAGAATTAAACTTTAGTGATGGAGTAACTTCCAATATACAAACTCAACTCAATACAAAAACCTCAACAGGTAAAGCCATTGCCATGGCTATAGTATTCGGATAATTTAGGAGAAAAATATGGCATCAGTAAATATAGTAAATGTAACATCCATTTTACCATTCACAATAAATGGTGCAGTTACAACTTCTAATCAGGACATTATAGATGTACCTGCTGATAAATTGTATAAAGTAAACACAATATTAATTGCAAATATAGATGGTACAAATGCAGCAGATATAACTATATCGATATCAACCGATAATGGCAGTACATCTCGTTCTATAGCTTCAACTATTTCAGTACCAGCAGACTCAACATTATCTTTATTATCTACTACTGTTTATTTAGATGAAACAGATATATTGAAAATACAGGGTAGTGCTAATAATGATTTAGAATATACAGTTTCTGGTGAAATTTTAGATGATGCGTAAGGAGTTTAGATATGGCTCACTTTGCAGAACTTGATAGCAATAACGAAGTAATACAAGTAGTAGTAATATCTAATGATGATATAGACGCTAATGGTGGTGATTATTCATCCGAAGCTGAAACTTACGTTTCTAATTTAATACCACACTCAGAAAATGGTGTTGCTTGGAAACAAACTTCTTTTAATAATAATCAACGCAAACAGTATGCAGGTATAGGATTTACCTACGATGCAACAAAAAATAAATTTATTGCTCCAAAACCTTTCGATTCTTGGGTTTTAGACTCTAACGATGATTGGGAAGCACCTGTAACTTATCCTAATGTTAAAGAAGTAAACTCTAATCCTATTGAAATATTATGGGATGAAACCAATCAAAAGTGGATAGGTAAAACCCATACAGGGAATAATTTAGAAACAGAAACAGACTATGAGTGGGATTACACAGGTCTTACTTGGAATGAGGTTTAACTATGTCAGATGGTAACGGTGGAATTATTGGACCAAACAATACAGTACAAACAAGCACACAAAGTGCAGTAACAACTACTTTTAATTCTAGTGGTACTTTAACTACAGCAACACATACAACAGAACTACAATACCTTATTATCGCAGGTGGTGGTGGAGGTGGAGGTCACCCCGTAGCTCCAACATTTACTGTAGGCTCTAGAGGTGGAGATTCTTCTATAGCAGGAACTCCTATTACAACTGTAACCTCAACTGGAGGTGGTGGTGGTGATACAGGTTTTTTTACACCAAACCCCGGCACACAACCGGGAGGTTCTGGTGGCGGCGGAGGTCGTTTTGCTACTGGTACTGGAACAGCCAATCAAGGATTTCCCGGAGGTGCTGGTATAAGAGCAGCACACGGAGGAACAGACCTTTCTGGCGGTGGCGGAGGAGCAAGTGAAAAAGGACAAGATAACGTACCTCATCATGGTCAACCAGCAGGAGCCAAAAGTGGAGACGGAGGTGATGGACTTGCATCATCAATAACTGGCTCATCTGTAACAAGAGCAGGTGGCGGTGGTGGTGGTCAATACTACTTCGGTGCTGGAACTGTTGGTACTGGAGGTGCTGGAGGTGGTGGTAATGGAGGTAATCCAGCTAATACAATTTCAGCAGGTTCAGCTAATACAGGTGGCGGAGGCGGTGGCTGGGCAAGTAACGTTACTGCTTTCCAAGACTTTGGTGGCGGTGGTGGAGCTGGAGGCTATAGATGTTCTGTGCCGGGTGAAAGCTCTGGCGGTGGTGCCTCGGCTGAATCTACACTTACTGTTGTAGGTGGTACAAATTACACCATTACTGTAGGAGCAGGAGGAGCAGGAGCAGCAGCTCCAGCAAGTTCAAATGGAGGTTCTGGAGTAGTTATAACCAAAGAACCTGAAGTAGATTTTGTATCTGGAGCTTCAGGAGTTTGGAGTTTAGATGAAGTTTACGATTTTGTAAAAGCTGGTACTTGGACAAATTAAAACGATAAAAAATGAATCTTAAATGGTATTACTGGTACTTTCAGTCAGCTATACCAGAAAGAATATGTGATGAAATAGTTCGTTATGGTAAAGAGCAAGATAAAGAAATAGCTCTTACAGGCCATGCTCAGTCTGAAAATATAAGCAAACTTGAACTTAAAAATATACAAAAAAAACGCAAATCCGATGTTGTTTGGATGTCAGACCGATGGATATATAATGAAATACAACCTTATGTGCGCCAAGCAAATGCACTTGCCGAATGGAATTTTCAATGGGATTGGTCAGAGGCTTGTCAATTTACTGAATATAAAAAAGGTCAATTTTACGATTGGCATTGTGATTCACACGAAGAACCTTATAACCAGCCAGATAATGAAAATGTACATGGTAAATTAAGAAAACTTAGCATGACTATATCACTTACTAACCCTAGAGAATATGAGGGTGGTGATTTAGAGTTTGATTTTAGAAATACAGATGAAGGCTCTCAGCCAAGAATATGTAAAGAAATTAGAAAAAAAGGTAGTATAATTGTATTTCCCTCTTTTGTTTGGCATAGAGTAAAACCTATAACAAGAGGTATACGACACTCTTTAGTGTGTTGGAATTTAGGATATCCGTTTAAATGATAACAGAACTAAAAAACCCCCTAACAGAAAATTATAAAAATCTAAAAAAAATAGTATCTGGACAAAATTTCCCTTGGTATTATCTTGATAAGACTGTTTATGGTACAGATAAAGATGATATGAGCATGTTTTATCATTGTCTTCTAGGAAGACCTGCACATGAAATAGACGGAGAAAAAGTCCCTGCTTTACCAAGGAGTGCTTCTAACTATTTTGAAGAATTTTATTATATTTTCAAAGATATATTAGATTTTAATAGTATAGATTTTGAAGTTATATATCGTATGAACATAAATTTAACATTACACAGTAAGTTTCAAGAAAGCATACCCCACATAGATACAAAGTTACCTCATAAAGTTCTTATAGTTTATCTAAACAATTTTACTAAAGGTAGAACAATAGTTTTGGGAGAAGATGACCAAAAATTTTATTCAAACCCAAAAGAAGACAATGTAATTATGTTTGATGGCAAACTAACACATTATCAAGAATGTCCTGACATAGATGAAAAAAGATTAGTTATGGTGGTAAATTTTCAATGAGTTTTAAAAAAAATAAGTATCAAATAATTAGAAGTGCTATATCAAAAGAACTAGCAGATTTTTGTTATCAATATTTTTTAAACAAAAGAAAAGTAGCAAGACATTTGTTTGATGAAAAATACATATCACAGTTTACTGAATATTTTGGAGTTTGGAATGACTCACAAGTACCAGAAACCTATTCACATTATTCAGATATAGCTATGGAAACCTTATTACAGAAAGTAAAACCTATTATGGAAAAAAAAACAGGCTTAAAACTTCTTGAAACCTATTCATACGCTAGAATTTATAAAAAAGGTGATGAATTGCATAAACATATAGACAGATATGCTTGTGAAATATCAACTACAATGCATTTAGGTGGAGATGAGTGGTCAATATATTTAGAACCTAATATTGAGGTGAACTTGAAACAAGGTGATATGCTCATGTATCGTGGTTGTGATTTAGAGCATTGGCGTGAGCCATTCACAGGTGAAGATTGTGGACAGGTTTTTTTACACTACAACGATGCAAGTGGTGAAAATGCTGAAAATAATAAGTTTGATGGCAGACCCATGATTGGATTACCTTCATACTTTAAAACACAACTTTTTAGAAAATAACGTGTTTTTACACTATAATAATATTTGTTCTTAACTTAAATAAAATAAAGGAGTGGTTATGATATTAGAAATAATTGCATGGGTAACAGCTATTGTTACAGTAAGCAGCCTTATAGCAGCTAGTACACCAACGCCAAAAGATGACGTTTGGATTGGCAAGCTATATAAGTTAATAGATTTATTAGCATTAAATATTGGTAGAGCCAAAGACAAATAATGTACGAATACAAGTGTAATATCACTAGAGTTGTAGACGGTGATACAGTAGATGCAGAAATTGACTGCGGCTTCGACATTATATACAAATCTCGTATACGCTTGTACGGCATAGACACACCTGAGTCCCGGACTCGGGACTTAGACGAAAAAGCTAGGGGTAAACTAGCGTCACAATTTATAAAAGACAAAATAGCAGAGGCTAAACTTGTGAAAGTAAAAACCAAACTTGATAAAAAAGGTAAATTTGGTAGAGTTTTAGGCTCTATTATTGCTGACGATGAAGATTTAAACGAATTAATGGTTAAAAATTACCTTGCAGTGGCTTATTTTGGTCAAAGCAAAGACGACATAGAAGCAGAACATCTAGTTAATAGAGACAAATTAATTAAATTAGGAAAATTTATACCAGAGGAGTAAATTATGGATAACATGGGTAGTGGACGTTTTGGCGGAGACATGGATAGAAACGAAGTAGAGATGGACCTTAATAAGTTCATGGCTATGATTCAAGAAATAGGCGAACTTAAAGACAAAATTAGAGAATTAGAAGATGTCAAAAATGTAAACCCTCATCAAAAATGGATTCATTTAGCACAAGCTGTAGATTCTTGGAGAATATTTCCAAGAGCCTTTTTGACTGTATACATTATATTGTTATACACAACAGTTATGTGGTTTATGGACTTAGAAGCACCAAACTTTGAACAATCAGGTCTTATATCTGTTGTTGTTGGTGCAGGTGCAGCATGGTTTGGTCTTTACGCAGGCACATCTGGTGCATCAAAAAGTTTCAAAGGCGAAGATAAGTAGTGGAAATATTTAACCTCATAGCTGAGGTTGGTGTGCCAATTGCAGGCGCACTCGTCATGGCTTACTTTATATTTCTTGTAATGAAGCAACTTATGGGTAATTTAGTTGACGATATAAAAACTGTGCAAGGCATTACAAAAATGCTTATAACCAGAGCCTCAATAATGAATAACGATATAATTAAAATTGATACATCTGTATCGTCAGCCTTAAATTTACCACCTGATTTAGATAGGATAGCTAGAGCAGAAAATTTTGTAGAAGACGGCAAGATAGATGCAAGAAGAGATTAGTATTTCACAACTCATAGCAGAATTTGGTTTTCCTGTTGTTATGGTCGTAGGCCTTGGTTACTTTGTTTATTACGTATGGCAAACCATAAACAATGTTATTGACCCTGCGGTAGACGACATGAAAACAACCATAATTAGACTTACTGACCAACTTCGCCTACTAGACCAAGATATGATACGATTACAGACTAAAGTTAATACTGTATTAAAAAATAAAAATAAAGAGGTATTGCATGATGACAAAGCAAAAAACAAAAAAACAAATACAAAAACTAGAACTAGAAAAATATAGACTTACAGTAAGTTTGGTTTTTATAGGTTTTGTATTATTTTTTGGGATTCTTGCAGTAAACTTAAAAGCAGACACTATTACACATAAATTTAAGTCTCCCTCATTTAGTGGTGTCGGCACTTCAAGTCATTATCTGACAATTGAAAATCAACAGTACACTCGTAAGCTTACTATTAAAGAAGAAATAAAAGCACTACAAGATGAAATAGAAAGAGAAAAAGAAAACTCTACGTTAGCTAGATTTATGCGCAATCTTGAATCAAGGGTGTATGCTGAATTAAGCAGACAGTTAGTTAATAATTTGTTTGGTGAAACGCCGCAAAGCGAAGGTGTCATTACTTTAGAGGGGAACACAATTGAATATACGAGTGATGGCGTAACATTAACCCTAAAAATAACCGAAGCAGATGGCACAGTTACCGAAATCGTCATACCTATTGGCACT